GTTAGCCACAGGGCCCGTTGAGGAAGTGGTTCATTGGCCAGGTTTTGGCGTCAGAATTCGGGTTTCTGTAGTTAATAGATAGGAAGTACTGTTTGATTTCCATTCGGCTTGGGTAATGGTCAAGCGCAAAGGGGAAGTCAATCAAGTCAGGAGAGTTGCCGAAAATGGCAGTCAGACCAGCTCGATTAGGGGTGAAGCCTTGCTTGTCATAGTAATCGTAGACGTCGCGTAGGGTGAGGTACACGCGTTCGTTATTACCACAACTTGCGTAAGCGAATCCGATGGCTTGAGCCATCGTGATTTGAGGCGTTGGATCCCTAGCTTTGGTGTGGAAGAACTGAGCGAGCATCTTGATCTCGTCGCGAAACGGGAGACCGTTTTGATGTCGGTAAGATAGAACTTCACATCCGTTGAGTTGGTTTCTAATTTCTGATTTGTTGACAGAAATCACTGATTTAAAGTAGTAATCAGCCAGTTCTTGCATTCTAAGCAAAAAGGGTTCGTGCATGTTAGGAGGTATCAGAACTGCAAGTTTAACGATTGAATCGTCACCTTGCACTTTGATTGTGCACGCTTTGGGGTTTAATCCGATAGCGGATAGGATAGTTGTTATCATAGTGTAGTTGTACCAGGAGTCCAGTAATTGAGTTATGAATAGACCAGAAGGTATACCAGCGAAAAATCGTTGATACATACGTCCATCGGGATGAACAATCTGTGCATTGAAAAGGTTTTCAAGTGTCCAGAGGTATAGGTTTTCCAGTTTGTGGGCGTGTTGTGTGGTCCAATCTTTACTGAAAGGATAGTCCCTTGTGGGGACATAACCGTTGTTGAAGTCAAGGAATGAGCGGGCGATGGTCATGATTCGTAAGATAAGAGAGAAGTAAGCTCGTTTATCGAAGCGAGACCAGTCTAATGTGACAAAGGATACGGAGATGAAAGATACGAACAAGGCGTGGTTGAGTCGGAGCCAGCCACCTGTAAAGGTTTCGTATCCCCATAGTAGTGGGGTGGAACCAGGATTAAGTTTAATCCAGGCAATGTATTCCCAGTATAGTTCCGTGTCTGCGATGATCCAAGGCTTGGAGCAGCCCCAGATGGTACGCATCTTGTCGGGATCGTCCTGTTTGACGATAGCGGTTTTGGTGTGTAGTAGCATAGGAAAGATGAATCGGTTGCGAACGTAGTAGGAATTTGGGTTAAGACCAGCGAGGTCGGTAAAGCCAGATTTGATTATGTGATGCCAGCGTCGTGTCCAGTTAAAGACGGTTGACTTTTGAAAGCCAAATTTAGCAGGCACTGTTTGAACAGATCTTTGTGGATCGTCCAAGTTTGGATATCGTCGGAAGAAATCTTCGCGATCGATGTGTTCGAAGCCGTGAGTGGAGATGAAATCACCAAAAGTTGGTAATTCATCGAGGAAGAAGCTGTCTGTTGAGAAAGGCGGTTCAGAGTTAACTTGCCATTTGTATGGATAATGGTGTTGTACATCTAAAAGATGAACAGGTTGACAGGGTCGCGGAGGGCGAAAGGCGTCAGCCATGCATTGTAGTCCAATTTCGACGTGTTCGTCGTATGGTATGTCGTGTTTATCGACATCGTTAGCAAAGAAGTCGGCCAGTATAGCATCGAGAGTTACGCCACTTCGGCGGTAGCCAGAGGTGATCGTCTGAATTTCAGATGCATAGAGGTATTTGCGAAAGGAACGAAGCAAAGTAGCTTGATGATTTTTCAAGGCTATTTCGTTTGTATAAGCAGTCCGTGGAGGTTGGTGTTCGTAGATGCCAGTGAAGAGGAGGTTCTTGGCAGCATTGAATGAGACGGAAAGTCGCGATAGAGCAGCAGTAAGGTAGTCCATGGGTAGGAGAAAGTATAAACAATTTGAAGAGCTCGAGAGTTAGCTTTATTATTG